AGTATCGACACCGTATGGGTGAATTTATTCGCAAGCCAATGCTGAAAGCAATTGGTCGTCTGTAACAGAGGACTGAGCAGGACCGACATAGATGATATCTGTGTTGGGCTTGCCAGTCTTCGGGCTGAAGGTCCCGTTAGCCTCAAACAGCTTTGCTGTGAGGTGAGGGGCTTCAGACTTACAGAGTGCTTCGATAGCTTTGACGTCAGCGTTAGCTGTTAAGTCAAAGATAACGATGCCGAAGCCCGTGCCTGCACGGGCCTTCGCTGTAAGTTGAGGACGACCCATTGTTTTGATTAATGCGAGAATCTTTTTCATGATAAATCTCCGATTTATTGATTAAAAAGTTATCCAATGTAAACAATTTACAATGGGTAGCTAACAGGGGCAGTTGTTGCACGGTGTTACACACCGATGTAATTACGATGTGTGGTGGCTGGGCGACTTCGATGAGTAGGAACTCAACGAAGGTGACCCCCCACGCACCGTAATTTCAACGGGGTGCCGTGTAGTGTATCTCTAACACTCCCATTCTAGGTTTATTTTTTTGCTATTTTTATTTTTTTTAAAATTTTACTTGTTTAATCCATAAATTGGGTTATTTTTATATATACGTAGTAA